TTCTCATACTCAGCGATATGGTTACAACTCCCACATTGACCGTATATGATCTTCATAGCTGTCTGCCCTTGGTGCTTACGATCAACGTCGAAACGACAAATACTAAGCTTACTAGCTTGCACATTTCAGAACGTTTCACGATGTTAGCCCCCTTATTAGTTAAGGCGTATTGTCAACCCCACAACAAAACCTGCAACGATAGAAACGAACCACATCCAGCCTACAATCATGCCGCCTTTAGATTCATAAATCCAATTTTGTTATTCGCCCAAGTGAATGCTCATATTGTACATGTTGCCTTTTACAACAGGGAAACAATTCGGGCAATGCTTCAAAACTATAATTTCACTGTCAGGTTCTTCACTGTATTTCATTTCCCGAAGTTCTCCACCTGTTTCCCCGCACTTCACACATTTATCCACGTTTAAAACCCTCCCCAACAAGGATTATGTTCTGTACTTCTCAATAGCTTTGTTTACCGCATCAATGCCTGAATCTGCTGAATCGTACCATTCTACCGCTTTCCAAACCTTGCTCATACGGTCTGCGATAACTTCCGTTCTGACCAATGCTTGCAGAATGATTTGTTTTAATTGCAAAGTCTCTTTTGCTGCGTCTAAATGCCCAAGCTCAATCAATCTGTTAGCCATTGCGTCAATCGTTTCCACTCCCGAATATTCAAATAAATCGTGTTTATCTTTCGCGTACAAATAACTATAGCTTCCACCGCTCAAATGTTTCACCCACCTTTATAAGGTTTCCGTATTCATCAAACGCCGTTCCTTGTGCTGTGATTGGTTCTGCTGTGCCCATGTGCTCGGTGTTGTGACATAAAATGCACAAGTATTCGAGAACGTTAATATTGAGCGCTATAAGCGGGTCATTCACATTCTTAGCGTTGAGCACTATTTTGTGATGGACAATGTATCCCGGCTTTTCGCAACGTTCGCACAATCCATGTACACTTTCGATTTTAGCTTTTCGAAGCTTCTTCCATGCGGAGCTATTGTATAGCTTCTTAGCCCACGGCCTAGCCATCGATCAGTTCGAATCTTATAATTCCATCGTCTGTGTAACCAAAAAACATTTCATAAGGACGCGCCCAAATCCTTTTGTCCTCGCCTTGGTAAATAACAAGTAATTCCTCAGTTTCCGTATGGTTCGCCGCGTACAGGTATGTGTAAATCCCGCCTTTGTAATGCTTGTATCTCAGCATAACAATCACCGCATTTCACGTTATTTTTCAACCAGCTCAACGTATGAGAAACGCCAACATGAGGATATACGATTTCTCTTCGCTGTCCCTCATGCCCGCATTTATACACAACGTCGAGCGTTTGTACCTCTGGTCTGCTGCTTGTTGGCTTCTTCTCTTTCGGCGTTGCTCTCTTTTTAGCCATTCATCAGCTTTCTGAACTCTACGCAAACGCCAATGTCAGTAAGCCTTGAGCGGTGTTCTCGCCATCCTTCCGCTTCCATCGTTGCGGTGACTTCCAGCCGTTCCGCTCTACTTCCATTGAATTGCACAACCTGTATGCGTTCGATTGTATCACTCACTATTTCCAATACATCCAGCTCCTTTCGAGCAATAAAAAAAGCCGTACCGTTTTAGGCCGACTTTGGATAAATGATATAAGTTGGAGCGGGTCAAAGGCACGTTTAACGCTTCGCTCACGTTAAAGGCAATGTGGCGCGTAGAACGCGCATTAAGTTTAAAGAATGAGCATTAAAGTAACTTTAGTGCTATAAGGGCTTGAACTCATTATAATCAGCATTACCAAAATTCGTCAAGTGGACAAATGTGCATTTGATAGAGGGCAATCTTTATCGATTATAACGCCGGATGATTTACCCATAGCCCATGTAAAAGCGTCTCTTTCGAGTGAAGGGTTTCGCCAATATTCCCCGCATAACAAAATCCTTATGTTCTTCGGGTTAACCATACGCCATGTGCAATGTTGAGATACGAATTTATAGTTCTTGTAGCTAGAGCCATTTATATAACGATGCTTGATGCTAGGCCATATTTGCTTTGCTTGCTCCGAACTTGCCGCAACCACATAAAGATCCATTTCGCACCTCCGAATAATGTTCCACAAAGGGTGTTACTAGGACTGAAGGTGCCACACCTCCATCATTGTCCTTAGTACGGTTGCCAACCGCCAGAGCGGAACGCGGCTATAGGTGAAAGTCAGAGCGCCGCTCAACGCTGGATGAGCGAACATTTTGTATTGGACAACATACTACCGCATCAATAGTCATCAACTACATATCGACGGGCTTTCTGTTGTATTTAGGATTTCTTAGCGAAGATGCACCGCGTTCCTTTTGCCCCGTCCAAAGGGCTTGCGAGTGACGTATTTATACGCCGACGGTGTTCGTTTCTCAATTTCCTATACTACAAATATACCACGTATAAAAAGAAAATCACGATCTTTTAGCTGTCTTTTTCCCATTTAAAACCTTTTCTATAACTTTCATAATAATAATAAACAATAAATAATCTTATATAAATAAAAAACACCCCTGTATTAGCGGGTGTTTAATTAATTATTGCGTTTCTTTCAATACTTCTATCTTCATAATAAGAGCAAGCTTATAAAATGCGCGCCATTTCAGTTTATAATATAGCTTTTCGCTACATTGTAGATGCTCCATCATGACGTCAATGTCTTTAACATCATCTTCCCGCATGTACCGCTCAATCATCAATGTGCGCCCACGCTTGTCCAGACGGCCCACGGCGCGATCCACTCGCTCGACGTATGCTTTCCTTTGCTCATGCAACGAAACGTTATGCAGGGCAATTGACGCGGTTTGGTCGCTTGTTACGCCTGTATTACTTCTCGGCATGTCGCTGTATGATGCCGTTGTTGTTGCTTCCCGTTCATCCGCTGTTAAGTATTTGCATATGCGATATTTATCCATAGCATCAACTACCGCTTGTCGCGTCTTCTTTTCGTCCAATGCGGGCAATTCAAAGTCCATGTGCAGTTGCACTTTTAGCCCTCCTGTCTATCAATCTACTATACTAAATATTACCACGCACGAAAGATACCAGCAAAGGAAATTAATCAGAATGAGCGCCAACCATACGCCGATGAACTTCCAGTTAATGCGGCTCATTAATCAAGTTCCTCAAATTCCGCTTCCGCTTGATTCGGGTCGCCGTCTTCTTCCTCATATTCATCATCAATCGAACCTTGCTTAAATTCTTCCATGGACATTTGAGCTGCGGCAATGGTCAGCGTTACGTCAGAGCCAGCTTTTTTATAAAACTCAAACGTCTGCGCGGCGCTGCTGTCACCCTTAATTTCAAAATCAATAATGGTTTTCTTTGCATCCTTTGCCGATTTGTTAAACGCCGCTTTCAGTTCAACGTTAAGCCCTTCGATGCTCAGAATAACAACCTCACGCGTCATTGCGTTCAGTTCGGGCCGTCTTTCGTCCTCGCCAGTAACGTAGAACTGCACAAGTTCCTTCTTGCTGTCTTTAGTTTGCTTGTTAAAGTGTGCTTTAATTTGAATTTTCATTGTTCATATCCCCTTATAATGTTTTTTGTTTTACAACCAAGGATTGCCGCCGTCATACTCCTGTATAGCTTCTTGAAGCGTTCCGTATTTCGACCAATCCCATTCCATACCATGATTAGCGCAACTTTTTTCGTGTTTAGCGCGTCCATCAGCGTCACACACCAATATAATCCATAGCATCGTATCCAAGGCATTCACCCCTTTTATATCTTCTTACCGCCGTGGCGCTGCGGACGCGTTGCATTATAGGCCATTTTTACAGCGATAGCATGTTCTAAATCAATTCCATAGCGACCGCAAGCGTCAAACACTCGAATTACAACGTCAGCTAGTTCCGCAGGTATGCCGTCAGGCTTCAAGCCGCTGATACCTGTATAAATAAGTTCGTTCGGTTCTAGTCCGTCCCGGTAAAATTCCAGCGCTTCCGATAGTTCGGAGTGCATAAGAGCGATCAATTCACCGAACCCGCGATCCTCTTCCCACCAGCCCTTATTTACTGCGTTTTCGTGCGCTTCCTTCACAAGTTCATTTATTGACTTCTTCATTGTTCGACCTTCTTCCCTTTTGTTTTTTTGCCGCCTTCAAAATGTAAATCAAGCACCTTGAATTGCTTCGATGATGGTACAAACAAATCAGTCCGTGCCCGTTCTTCATCCGTCATTTTGCGAACTGTCACAGGGCCATTAGCTGGCGTCGTTTCATTCTTGCGGTTTGGTATCGGCCTACTCTTCCTTTTTGACGCGTCGCTCATGTCTTATCAGCCCCTTCAACCAACCAATTTAGATAAACTTGCGCCTTTTTCAAATCCTCCACACCCGCTTTATGCTGGAAACGGCTGCAATACTTCAAGACATTCCCTAAACAATAGCCTGCGAATTGCTCCGGCGTTAGTTTGGCGCGTAAATAGTCGATTGTTTCAATGCCGCCCGCTTTGTAATGGTCAGGATCAACCGCATTCGGCTTTTTATCTGCGGCGCATTCATGCGTAAGCAAATCCTGCCGCTTGTACACACCTGTAAACTTCGTTCCGCAATCGTTGCACTTAGCTCCATCTAAATCAACGTTTTTTATCGTCATTTCTTAAACAACTCCTTACCCCGCATTGTTGGTTTGCCGCTGCGTTTCTTCCCGCGTTTAAATAGCTCGTAACACGCTGCGGCTTGATCTGCAAAAGAAGCTTCCGGCGTTTGATATGCGATCACTTTTAGTTGCTTGTTGGTCGCCTTGTTCCAGTTCATAACCTTTGTGCTCCTTCTCGCTCTCTATATGCCCATTTAAGGCGTTGTAATTTTACAGGCTGTCTACATACTCCGCGAACGTTTGAGTGCGTAATTCGGGCTTTGCGGGCTTCCTGCGCGGCTTTTTATCCGTCGGTTTACCCGCCGCTTTAACTTCTGCCCGCTCTTTCTTCTTTTTGGCGGCTTCTTTCTTGTCGGCTTTCTTCTCGGAAGCGGGTTTTAGAATGGTTTCGATAACCTCGATTTGATAACCCTTGTAATTCATTGCGCGTTCGTAAGGATCAACCGTAAGCGCGTAGGCTATTTGGGCAAGAACATAACCATCAATCACGTTGTTACTCGGATGCGTATAGCCCCAATGCTCATACACCCCATCAGCAACCGCCGCTTTGCTGTCGAGCTTGTTGCCGTCTGCATCATACCGATTCCGTGAAGCGTCGCAGAACTTCTTTAACGCCGTCGGCGCAACGTCGTAATACTTTATACCTTTGCGGTATAACGCGCTTCGTATGCCGTAAGCCAGCCCCCACATAAAACCGACGCCTTGCCCCTTTGCGTGAGTTGCAGGAGATTCGATGCAAACCACGTCGCCGGGCTTGATATGCTCCACGATTTCATTGATTAACGTTGTGATACGCATAGGGTCAACGCTGCCCATTCCGCTCAACTCCTTCTGACGCACTACATCGCCGTTTTCGTACATAGCGCAAAATCCGGTTAGCGTTGAGGGATCGATACCTACAAAGCGTCGGTTCATGCTTCATCCTCCTTCATTTTCTTTTGCTCGATGTAGACAAGAACTTTTTCACGGGCTTCGGCTCCTGTTCTGTATCCTTCATGGTCTTTTCCTGCAGGCATATCATCAAATCCGCGGGCGAATGCTCTAACCCATTCTTGATCTGTTTCAAACAGCTTTGACAATGCAGAAAATATGTTTTTTGACCAATCGCCAAAGCGGATGTATTTTGTTTCGTCTGGGAAATGATGTGAAGCCAACGCCGTCAGCCCGCAACCGCATGTTACCCCGTCGCCAAAGCTATCAAAAACAGGTTTCATTCCAAGCGCTTCGTATGCCTCCGTGACCATATCAGCCTTAATTTCTAATTTTCCGTTCATACCTTTTTACCCCTCTCCAAATTCCTTCATATCGAACAACTGGCGGCAATAAGAAAACCTCCGCTATAATTGCGCCTTGCTCGTCCCGGTGTATCTCCCACGGTATCGACTGAAAAAATGGGTCAATCCTCATGATCTTCTGCGGCGTTGCGACTTCGTTTTGCGGTAGCTCGATTTTCTGATTGCTTTGCTTTTAGCTCTTACTTGCTCTATTGTCTTGATATTGGCAAGCGCCTTCCTGATTTTCGCCGCGAACTCTTCCCACGTCACAATTGACTTGCCATTTTGCCTTGCTACGTTCATACCCAATACATCCTCTCGCTATGGTTTATTGACCTAATTCATTGATGATCTGTTTTCCAAGTTCAACCGCGCAAGCTTTGCAAAAGAAAACCCACATAAATTTGTCCAAGTCTTCAACGCAAAACTGGATTTCTCCACCGCACGAACACGGCGTATTGATGATTCTTTTAAGGGATTTTACATTAATCAATTTTATCTGTCCCATACCCGTTCCACCTCTCTTCAAATTAGTCCAAGTTCCTCATACATTGACTTCATAGCCGGGAACGCCTTCGAGTACTGTTCGGCCTTGTAAACGTCAACCGCTTCACAAGTCAGATCGTATATACGCATTTGCCTGTCCCGTTCTTCACCGCGCAAAGATGGATCTTCTTCAAGCGCCGTCGCTATATCCACAAGACCTTTAAGCGCCTTTTCATACTGTTCATCGTTTTTTATACGCTTTTTGCTTGTCACGCGGCTCCACCTCTTTTTTCTCTAGCTCCTTGTAACGTTGTAGCCAGCCTTGGAAGAGATAGCGAAACTTGTTTGTACCAATGTTCCGACCTTTAGCGAAAACGGATTGTATGACCTTGCCGCCTTGCTCTGTATCGTCAGGATTGTGCCATAGAAATTCCACTACGTCCGCGTCCTGCTCGATGCTGCCGGATTCCTTCAAGTGTGACAACTTCGGTTCTTCCGAGTTTTCTGATTCCCGTGTCATTTGAGACAAGAGAAGAAAACAACAATCCAGTTTGCGGGCTATTTGTTTAGCCGTCCCAGTAACGCGGCCTATAGCTTGATCCCGGCGCTCTGTCTTTTTTTGTGGAATGTTCATGATTTGGAGATAGTCAACAACGATCATTGCGATTTTTCCGTATTTTTTTCGGAAACGTCTTGCAATGGCTCTTACCTCTTCGATGGTTACGCCGCCCTTATCTTGTATGTATATCGGTAGTTGTTTCAGCTCGGCATAAGCTTCTTTTATTCGAAACATTTCATTGTCAGAAAATCCTTCATCACCGCCCTTGTTTATGATGCGGTTGTAACTGATTCCCGAAATGTTTGAAACCATCCTGTCTTTCAATTCGTTCTCGCCCATCTCTTGAGAGAAAACTAGGACGATCCCGGCATCTTTCTTATCTTCTGATTCCTTACGCTGTCTCGCTACGCCTATGGTCAGTTGTAGCGCCTTGGCGGTCTTCCCTACGCTCGGCCTTCCTGCCATGATATAAAGCCATCCGCGCCATATCTGCGCCCATTTATCAAATTGATCGAAGCCGCTCAACATCTTGCCCGCTTTGCTGTTAAGGTGATTCATGTATTCGTCTTCGGTTTCTTCGAAGTTCCGCATCTCTGCCACTTCTTTAGGCCGAAGCTCGTCAACCATTTCTTCAACCGTTGCAAAATACTCTTCGTCGCTTTCGAAGTCTTCACGGGAAAGGCCAGCAATTTCCCGGCCCTTTTCTGCTACTCGTCTTCCCAATGCTTTCGAACGAATGATACTTGCGTAATATTCGGCGTTAGCGGCTGATGGACAACTTTCTACCAATTGGACAATGTAGCTTACTCTGCCAACCTCGTCCATTAGTTTTCGATTGTCAAAATGTGCAACGACTTTGGTATAAAAAGGGTCTGAAACGGATACTC